AAAATCCAAACGGAGTATCTCCGGGTTGAAATGAACTTGAGCCAGGCCAGATAGGGATATTCATATTAATAGTTTATTATAAATATGAAAGAAAAAACCTAATTTAGAAATTTTATTTTTAACTATGAAGACGCTACGAAATATTCTAATTGAGTACTTCCTGAAATGGCTTTAGCTTTAATAGAATCAATATAAACAAAGTTACTATAATACATTTCATCTACAAAACTTTCATCCATATAATCTTGGGTTGAAGAAGCATTAAAATCAGCATCATTAAACATAAGAGATTTACCTGGGGATAGATTAAATAAAGTACTTTCATTATTTACATCAAGAAGATAAATTACAGCTGAGTTTATTTTAGATATATTTGTAATTCTCATGTATTTTACATCTGCTTTTACAAAAGCTCCTCCTGTTTGTTCTTCTTCACTATCACAAAAACGTAAAATTTCTATCCCAGAACCACTAAAAGTAGTAGCTATAGTATCTACTCTACGAACAATCTGATTTACACCTTCTATTACTTTAAAGTTGTAAGTTTTTTCAACATTGTCATTTGGAAGAGTAATTTCCTCAGTAATGGTTACAAATAAATTAGCCATTTATATTTTATTAATAAATATGGTTAACCTCTGAAAGATTTGTATACTTCTAAGATATCGTCTACTATAGGATGTCTATGATTTTTTTCTAATGTAATTACGTTGAATCCTGGTACTTCTTTCATATGTTTGCATATGACATCAAATCCGGATGTTTTTTTATCTCGTAAATCGATTTGAGCGCCATCACCACAAAATATCATTTTACTGCCTGAGCATATGCGGGTTAGGAGTAGTTCTGTTTGGTTGTCTGTTAAGTTTTGTGCTTCATCTACTACAACTAAACAGTTTGTAAAGTTTCTACCTCGCATAAATGAAACAGGGACAATTTCAATTTCCCCTTCGGCTATACATTTTTCAATTTTTTCTTTATTGTATAAACGATGCATGTTTTCATATACAGGAGCCGTAAATGGAGCTAATTTTTCATTAACATCCCCCGGAAGATACCCAATATCTTCTCCTGCTACTACAGTAGGTCTAGTGATGATAATTTTTTCAATATCTTTTTTAAACAATAAATCAAGGGCAATATTTGCTGCTAATAATGATTTACCAGACCCAGCTTTACCTCTTAATACAGTTATTGTACTAGTTAAGATTAGTTCTTTAGCACGCTTTTGCTCTTCGTTTAATTGTATGTTAAATTTGATTGGGCCCTTAGGTTTTCTTTTATCTTTAAAAACTTCCTGTGCTTGTTGAGTCCTATTAAAGTCTGTCATATAACTACGTTTGTTGATAAATATTAGAAAAAAAATAAAAAAAGCCTGGCTTTCGCCAGGCTTTTATAATTAATTATTTACTACTTATTATAGTAAACCTAAATCATTGATGTAGATACGACCGAAGAATTCAGGACGAATCATTTTCTTAGCGTAACGAGTCAAGAGACCTTTACGTGGAGTAAATGTATCTGGATCGTACACAAGAGGTGTCATGATTAATGGTACATAAGGAGCAAATACAGCACCAGTTTCAAGGAACTGTGAACCACGATATCCCATCAACATCAAACCTTCAGTCATGTAAGGATTTTTGTAAACAGTATAACGGTTATTCATTTGACCTGCTTTTTGGATACCAAATGCATAGCTTGCTTTAGTTACATCACCATCAGAGCTAGAAGCAAATCCAGGGATAGACTCAAGGATAGTTGCTACGTTTGGAGAAGTAATAATAAAGTTTGCACCACCACGTAAAGTCTTTTGGTGGATTTTGTTACTTACTTTTTGCATTTTAGTTCCTAAAGTTTGGAACCACTGACCTTGTGTGTTAAAGAAACCAAGATCTGTATATGGGTTACCAGCGTTAGATGGGTTACTAGCTAAATTTAACGCTTGGTTGTTTTTAACTGACCACCACTCATCCCATGCAGATGCATCTTGGATTAACATATCGATTACTTCAAGATCAATTTCTAATGCGATGTATTCGCTCATGATTGAAGTTAATTCAGCTTCAGCATCTAAAGATTGGTATGCGTTCAAATCTTGAGCAAATTCTGGTGTCCATTGTGCTTTCAATTTACGAGTTTTAGCAACAATAGCTTCAGATTTCATTTGGATGTTAATCTGAGGAATAGCTAATTGATCAGCTGAAGTAGAATCAGCGTTAGGGTAACCAGCACCGCTATTATCTTCAAAATCACCTCTGTAGTTATCAGCAGGTTGAACATTATAGAATAATGTGTTGACTGAACCTGAAGGTAGGTTAGGCATGTTACCAATAAGACCAGAACCAGAAAGTACAAAAGTAATAGTGGTTGAACCATTAGTAGTAGTATATTGAGGTAATAAACGATCATATACGTTACCTAATGAAATAACACCTGAACCTGAAGCTGGAACGAATGCACGAACACCTTTAAAATCAGGGCGTGGAGCTTGAGTATTAGCACCTACAGTATAAGTAATTTTGTAATAGTTAGTTAATGATGCAGATAAATCTGAGTTGTATTCAACATCTCCCCAAGTTGCAGCAGCGATAGTTGTAGAACAAGAAGCTGAGAATTGGTTAACTGAATATGCAAAACGACCAGCACCATATAAACCTTGGGAAGGATCAGCTGCTGTTCCTGGGTTAGTGTTACCATACATAGATGAAGTAGCACCATAAGTGTTACCACCAGGACCAAATGGGCCAGAAGGAGCAACTTTTCCAGTTACATCACCATATTGGAAATCTAGGAAGAATACAAGACCAGAAGGCAAATTCATTGGTTGTACAGAAACGAATTCTTTAGATGATAAAGAACCGAATACTTTACGTACCAATGGAAGAGCTACTCCAGCCCATTGCTCACCTTGTCCTACAACAAAGTTAGCACCACCTACATTTGTAGAAGATTGCTCAACAACAAGTTGTTTTGCTTGGTTTTCGAGGATCATAGCCATGTTGTTTTTATCAACTTCGCTATTTAATCCTTCTAATAATCCCGTTTTAGCCCACTTAGAAGCCATACGAGCAGCATCGTTCTGCATGTTTTTCCATCCAGAAGCCGAGCTTTCTAATAAAGAATTAATACTTGACATTGTTTTGTTTTTTGTTTTTAAATTGTTAATTAAATAATTCCAGCCAATTTTTGCATTCTTAAAAATGCATCGTTTGACTCTACGATTGGTTTTTTAACGTTTGGTGTAACTGTTGCTTTAGAAGCTCTACCTAAGTTTTCTTTAATTAAGTTTGATTTTACTTTGATTCCCTCATTTAAAGTTTCAAACACTAATTTTACTTCACCTACTGTAGTAGCTTTGTCAAATGAACTTAACACTTTCACTTTTTGACTTTCGTTTAAATTTTTAGCTTTGAAGATTTTATTAGTATAAAGAAGTTTAGCATTCAACAAGTTAATCTCGTTTAATTCAGATTTAAGAGATTTAATCACAGAATAAGCTTCGTCAAGTTCTTTTTTCATTTTTTTCTTGTAATCGATTTCATCTTCATCTTCAGCGGTGTCTTTTTTCTTAGGACCTTTACCGTGACCTTCTTTTTCTTTTTTCATGTCACTACGTTTTTCGTCACCTTTGTTTCCACCGTATTTTTTTCTTTCTTCTAAAGATTCCATTTCTTCAATTTCGCGAAGTAACTCTGCTAGATCTACTTCTTCTTCATCTTTCATTTTTACTCCTTCTTCATCACCCATACCTTCATGACCAGCTTCAATTTCACCTGCAGCGATTAGGTCTCTAAGAACATCTTCAATAATGTCTTTAAGTTCCTCATCTGTCATTTCTGGGTCAATTGGGGTTCCTTTATCGTCATCTTCGTCAGAATCTTCGCCAGGCATTTTCATGTCATCGTCGTCATCTTCTTCAGCTTCGTAAAGGTCTTTCATATTACCTTCTTCTATTTCTAGCTCACGTAAAAGCTCTTCTAAGTCAATTTCATCCATTTTTTCTGTTTCATCCATGTATTCAGCTTCATACATTTTCATATCTTCAGCTTCTTCCATTTTTTCATGTTCAGATTTGCCATACATTTCTTCAAGTTCATCTTCTTTATTCATTTCTTGAAGTTTAGCGGCAAACATAGCATTTAATTGAGGTGCGAAGGCTTCTTCTAGAGCTGCTTTTGCATTTGCTATAGCTGTTTCTTTAACAGTTTTAGCATCTGCGATTGCTTCTTTAAGCAAATCTCTGTTTGTTGCCATTTTTCCTAAATTGTTAGTTGGGAAAGTACGTTTATTAAGAAACGTAATAGAATTTTTTTATATTAATGCTACATAATATGTGAGGGGTAGCATATTCGTGTTATATGTATATGTTAATTATATTAAAGTCGCAAAGATAAAAAAAAGGTCTGTAAACAGTTCTTATGGTATGTTTACAGACACATTTATTGCCTAAGGTAGCAGGCGTTTTAAAATATAGGGCATGTGCCTTTAGCACATAATATTTCAGTAATAATAGAATTAGTACGAGCGTATTGATCTAGATATGTTGATCGTGATTCATTTAGTGCTCCATTTATCATCCATGAATCTGGGTTAGATGGGTTAGAAACTAAATCCCAGGTAAGTAATTCGAAATCATCTTGTACTTCCATTACTTCACCCATTTGTTTTAATGAGCCCATCCCGCGAGAAGAAATACCAATGATTAAACCATTTCTAACTAATGCTCCTGCTATGCGTCCAGATGAAGTTCCTAAGTCTCCAGGGTCAGAAAATATTTCAACTTTTCCATGAATTTCATCTCCTTTCCACCATAATTCACGTATTGCATGAGATGCATTACGTAAGTTAATTACTTGAGAATCAGGATGATCTAATTCACCTACTGTTTCAGTAGAGTGTTGTTTAATTTTACGTACAAAATTATCAATTTCACGTTCCCATAATTCACGTTTATAGTAACGACCATTTCCGTTTTTAACTTCTACTGTAGCTAATATCCCTTCAACAAAAATATTTCCATTTTTATTGAATCCTTCAACTAATTTTACTGGTTTAGGAACGAAATGTCTAGTTTCTATTAAAAGTTCTTTACTCATTTTAGTATACGTAATCAGATTTTAAATCGTCTGGGGCTATGGTGTTTAAATATCTATTTAAATCTTCTTGTTGTGATAAAGCTAAATTGCTATTTTTAGAATCAATTGAACTAACATATTCACCTTGTTCTAAATCCTCTACACTTCGATCAAAATACTCAGTGTTTACATCGGGTTCATCTTCTGTTTCGTCAATTACTTCTTTATCAGAGGATTTTTTACCTTTGAATTTAGACATCATCTTTTCAACTTTTTTACGAGCTACTTCTAATTTTTTAATGTCTTTTTCTAATTCTTTAACTTTATTTTTATCAGTTAAAGCTTTCATATCCTCATCTTCATCTAATTTTTCAAGTTTAGAACGTCTATGATTAATTAAATCATCAATTTTATCTAATTTAGATTGTAAAACTTCATGTTCTGCTTCTTTATTAATAGCGGCTAAATCTTTTTCTACACTTTCACGTAAAGATTCTAATCCTTCATCAAATCTTGAAGGAGGAATTATCGCCATACCACCGCTAGCATTAGGTCTCATATCTTCTAATTGCTTTTTAAATCTTTTTAAAGATTCAACATTTATAGGACGACCTCTTCGTACTTCTCCAGAAGCAGCTATAGCTAAATTTTCATCAATTTCTATTAATTTTTTATCAATCCATTCTTCTAATGTTTCTACTTCATATTTATTTTCTTTAAATCTAATTTGATGATATAAAACATCTTTCCCCTTTATAGAAATTGGAGTGGTTTTAGGTTCAGCGAATTTTTTAAATAATGCTCTAATTGATGGCCACCATCTATCTGGGATTTCATTGGTAATAACTTTAAGGCGATTTTTATTGTCTTCAATTTGTTTTTCTCTAGTACCTCTACCTCTTTCCATTCCTTCTAAAGTAATATAAAGTAAATCTGAAATAAAAATGGTATTACTAGGGCTAACTACAATATGGCGAATTTTTAAAGATTCATCATATGAAGGAGCATTAGGGCCTGGATTTGAAAGATTAAATGCTTTCATTGTTTCTGGGGTAAGAATAAGATAGGTAGGGGCTTTTGGTTCTCCGGCTCCTTTATTAGAAGTATTGATAGTGTATATTCCATAATTTCCACCTCCTCTCATTTCTTCAATTTCCTCATCAATCATTTCACGAATTACTTTACGTAAAGTAGCTTCTTCTTCATTGATTGGTTGAATTGATTCATTTAAATTACCATATCCAGATGAAGCATATTTTCCTTTTGCAGGTTTTGGTTCACCTAAACCTGGATGTTCAGTTACATACCCTAAATCTTTAATGCCAAATTGACCATCTTTTGTATAGTAAATTGGATCTTTTGCTAAGTTTTTAAATACGATGTCTTTTAATTGTTGCATCGTTTTATCAGCGTTTTTAGGATCCTTCATTTCAGCATAGTAACCCATCATGATTTGATCAAAGATCATATTGTCAGGATTTTTCTCGTCTGAATAGTCAAAGTTTTTTTCAAGATCTTCTTCAACAGGCTTAGAAACTTTTTTCTCTTCTGCTTTAACTTTTTCATCTTCGTTTTTCTTTTTCGCTTCAGCTAAAAACGCTTCAAATGCAGTTTCAAAAGATTCTTTTTTAGGACGATCCATAATTACAGGCATCACTGAAATCACATTTTCTGAAATGATGTTTTTGGTTTTAAGTGATGCTATTGCTTCTTCAAATGTAGCTGCGGAGCGTACAATATGAGGAAATTCACGTTTTGCTTCTGTAAGAAAAACACCTTTGTGTCCTTTACCTTCTTTAATTAGCAAATATTGATCTTGTAAAGTTTTTTTCATTTTATTTACTTAATAATTTTTGTGCTTTTTTTATATATTCTAAAGCCATTGATGTTGGTTTATAAATACTAAATTGACCAGGATTAGCTTTATAATATTCAATGGTTTGGTTCTTAGCATTTGAAACTAAGATGTTTAATTCATTTTGAATTTGATCAAATTCATTAATTCTTTCTTCTTGGAATTTTTCAACATCTGTTTTTTCATCTTCTTCCCAAAGTTGTTTAACTTCTAAACCAGATCCTTCAATTTTTTTAGGTACTAGCCTATATTTAAACTGTTTTATATATGCATTATCTTTTACACCTTCAGACCCAGCACTTGGCCCCATTCCTAAAGTTGCTCCAGGTCCTTCATTTACTTTTTTATAAGCATACTTAGCAGGGGATCCTATACTTTCACCACCAGTAGCCGTAGCACCACCAATATTGGTAGCACTCATTTCTTTGAGTTTTTGGCGAATTATTTCTTTAATTCTATCCATTTATAGTTTCTAATTCATTAATTAAATCATAATATTGTAACAAATCCACTAAATCATTATCAGTTATTTTAGTATTCTTAGCTGGTGGGGCTATAAGATTAGTAATTTCGTTGATTTTAATTTTAGTTGTTGGATTTTTTGTAGATTTATTTAAAAGAGTTAATTCTGTTTTAATTTCGTTTATTTTGTTTATATAAAATTCTCTTAAACGAGGTGTATTATCAATAGAAGTAATATACTCTTTTAATATTAATTTTTGTTTTGGATGTAATGTATCGTATTTCTCATTAAAATTTTCTAATATTATTTTATAAGTTAATAAACGTACATCTTTATCAGTTTTTTCAAATTCAGACATTACTTCATCACGAATTTTACCTTCAGTAATCTTAGCAGCAGTTAAATGTTCTAAAATAGTTACTTTATTATTAATCGTTTGTTCAAGATCTATTATTTCTTGTGTATTAGTGATTTCTAATAATGTATAAAAAGCAGCATATACTTTATAGTTAGAAAGTTTATGATTAAAAAACTCATTAATGTCATAGTGTTTTTGAATTTCACTAATTAAATTATATTTTTGACGTTTAATTGCTCCTCTATTTAATGTTTTAGATGATTCAATTAATGTACTAACTACAACATTTGCTTTCCCTTCAGTTAAGGATGTTTTTTTTAATAAAGTTTCATATAACTTATATTCACGACCTAATTCTGATTTAACAAAATATTTTTTAAGTATATCTTTTGCTGGGGAATCTTTACCATCAAGGGTATCTGTGGTAATTTGGCGAACCAATGATTCAAAAAGGATACCAGTATTTTTATACTTTGAATGTTTGATTTGCATTCTAATATTATTTTATTTATAAATATGTGAAATTTTTTTACTCTCGTATTTGTGATTCATCTAATAGCGAATTTCCTCGAATATCTGATTCAAAAATGATTTGTTTATTTTGATTTTTAATATCATTAAACATTTTTCGATTTCGATTAGGTTTGTTTTTAGTTTCAAGAGCTAATGGGCTTCCACCTTTATATTGAGGTTTAATTGAATCTGATTCATCATTGTCTTTTTTAACACCCATAGAACCAATTCTATCTTTTCCAAAAGCATTATCTTGGGTATTTCTATCACTTACTTTTTCAGAAGGACGACCATAATCTTTTTTCTCATCATATCCTACAGGCACATTAGTTGATTCATATCTACCTCTACCATATAAAGAAGCTAAATCATGTGGTGTACCATAAGATTGACCAGTTTCAAGTGGATCATTACCTTCATTTTCAATTTGTGCAATACGGAATTTACGTTTAGCATCTTGAATCATTAAATCTCTATATTCATCATATTGGTCTTCACTTAAATGGAATAAGTTTTCATAGATCCAATCAGAAGGTAATAATTTATTTTCTATCATCTGGTTGGCTAGTTCAACTTTTTCTTTCATTAATGCTATTCTTTCTTGGTCGTAGATAATTGAAGGAGTAGTTAATGATAATTCAAAGTTTGTCATACTTTCATCATGATATCCTTGAGCGTATAAATGAACTAAAGCAATTTTAGTTAACTCAGATACTACAATACGTTGAATACGTTCAATTGTGCGTGCAAATCGAATATCTTCAGCAGCTAACGTTGCTTTACCTGTTAAATCTTTTTCATAACCCATAAATGCTTTAGGAACTTTAAGGGCAGCAAATAATTTATCTCTTAGGTAAGTAACGTCTTCAATACCTTGCCACTGTAAACCTGCTAAATTATCAATTTTTGTTGATGCATCATTTCCACGAATTGGGATATAGAAGTCTTCAAGCAAGTTTTGCATGTTGTACTTCAAGTTATAATCACCAGTTTGTTGGTCAATGTATGGAGTACGTTTCATTTTAGAAATTGTTTTCTGCATAAAGTTTTCTACTTCAGCAGGTGCAATATTTCCAACGTTGATATAGAATATACGTTTTTCAGGTGCACGAACAATACGATGGATTAACATCGCATCTTCCATCATAGTATATTGTTTAAACAACTTACGAGCAGGCTCTAAATACGATCTACCATAAGGTAAAAAGTTAGTATCTGTTAACAAACGGAAATGTGACATTTCATAGTTGTCAAAGAAAATAGCATTTGCTTGATTACCTGCATTTGGCACGTTATAGTAACCATAGTCTGAAGGAGATGAAATGCCATCTGGGTCAAATCTAAAGCGTACTGAATTTGGATGGTCTTTGTCATATCCATCTTGACGTTCGATATGGAAAGCATTATAAGGAATTACATTATACACACCAAATTTTTCAGCAATTTCTAGTTTTAAAAAGAAATCACCATATTTCAACATATTACGAATCCAAGGCCATAAGTTAAATTCTACATTTAATACATCGTAGAATAAATTATATAGGATTTTTTGTACATCTTCGTCTGAGCTACGAATTTGTAATACTTCACCCATATCATTACGTAAAGTACTTTCATCAGCTAAAATATCTAAAGCAGAGGCAATAATAGCATCTGTATCCATTGAATCATATTCAGAATAAAGTGTAGGACGTAATGTTTGATAATTAAAACTGCTTTGATATCCATAAATTGAAGTATGTGAGTTAGTATAAATACGATTAAATCTATCTACAAGAGCATTAGTTTCATATTCACCTGAGACTTGTATTTTGTTTATATCAAATACTTTTAATTGGTTATCTCCTTCATTTCGGATGAGTACATCTGTTGAAAATAATCGTCTTAATCTACTAAATAATCCTGTATCAGCCATAGTTTATCGTATTAACCAAGAAATATCTTCTTGTTCATTATGTGGGTTGTTCATTTTAAAAGGGTTATTATTATACTTATCAGCATAATTAGCTCCTGTGGAATAACCTCCAGCATATGAAGTACGGGCATTACCTATACTATTTAACATACTTTTAGTCATTTCCATATTGTTTATTCTTAATTTAAAAGCAGTTTCACGTAAATAACAACCAATAGCAAAAGACATAATTAAATCATCATTATATCCAGGTTGTGCTTCAGGTCTACCGTTTTTCCATATAAACACTTTCATTTCTTCTAGTAAACGAGCCGAGTAAAAAACAACTCCTTTTTCCATAATAGCTTCTTGAAATTTTCCAATTGATATTGGGCGAGTTGTATTTGACATAGTAAAACCAGGAGTCATTTTACTATGATCCATATAAGGATCAAAGAAATTATCTACATTATTTGTTCCACCTTTTGGTGAGTAATATAAATTTTGATAACCTCTATCTAAAATAGTTTGTACTGTTGACCAACCTACACTAGAATTTTCAGGTGCTAATAATGCATTATTATATTCAGTAGCTATACTTACTAATAAATACCCGTAATCTTTTGTATTAATTTGTCCCTTATATTCACCTACCTGAGTGAATGTTTCAATATCAAAGATATGAAACGCTGAAAAATCCTTACCATCGCCTCGTGCTATATCAGCTACAATTAAATAGTTCCTAGAATAATCCGCTGGTTCCCAAATCCATAGGTTTTGGTCAACTCCACGTTTTTCAAGAGGTTCTTTCACGTGAAATTGTTCATAAAAAGAAATATCTTCTGGTGTAAATACTGTATCACCAGATGTTGTAAAGTCACAATCACATTCCTGCGCTGCCATTCTAGCACCTAAATCTTTATCTTGTTGGTCTCTCCAAGATTGATCTCTTTCAGGATGCACTTGCCAAGGCAATCTAATAGGTAAAAAACTATTATCACCCATTTCTGCATTAACCCATGTTTGATGGAACCAATTACCTGTACCATAAGGTGTAGATAAAGCAATACATCCACCACCCGTTGCTAAGGTTTGTTGAGCTGATGCCCATATTTCACCAATGTTGTGAATAAAAGCAGCCTCATCTATAATCAACAAAGAAACAGCTTCGGATCTACCTGCATCACTTGATGCTGAAGTTGCTTTGATTTGAGATCCATTTGGTAATCGAAGGGTTAATTTATTTGCTTCATCAGGTTTGCTTGAAAATTTTAGCCATGAAGGTAAACTTTCATACATAAATTTAACCTTTGTAACCATGTTTTTAGCGGTTTCTTGCTTAGTTGCAATACAAAGGATATTTTTATCTTTATGAAATAATATTAACCATAAAGAATATCCAGCTGATAAAGTTGAAATACCTAACTGGCGAGATTTAAGTACAATTGAATATGGGTTTTCTTGAAATAAAGTAAGTACTTTTTCTTGAAATGGATATAAATTAAATTGAATTCGACCACGTTGTGGATGCTGAATGTAACAATATTTTTTCATAAAATATGCTGGGGAAGCAGCACATTTCATATATTCTTCGCGGACTACTTGTTTTAGATTTCTTTCTTCCATTATTTAACTATTATAAATGTAATAATAGTAAGTACAGAAGCCACGAATCCTCCACTTAACCACTTAATTCCTGATTTAAGATTATTATTTTTACGGGTTAAGTTAGTGACATCTTTTTCAAGACCAGTAATAATTTCGTCTTTTTTTCTGATTATTTTTTCATAATCACTTATTTGACGGTTATAATTTTTTTCTTTTTCTGTGTATAAGACGATAACACTATCTTGAGAATTAATTTTTTTGTTAAGTTGATAAACTAGTTTATTTACTACTTTAAGTTCAGCTATAGCCGAATCACCTTTAACTAAATCAATAGCTATACGTTTTGCTTTATCATATGGAAAGCAAATTTTACTTGTATCTTTCTGTGAAAAACTCGTTGAGCTCAGCAGGAGAAGA